ACTACATTTGGTTCATTGTTATTCATCACATCACCATATTGAGATGCCATGACTTCATTCATTCTACTTGAATCAAAAGTCCCATCTCCCATTTGTTTCCAAGAATCATCTTGAGCTGTTTCATTCAAAACATCATTCAACACAGAATTATTAGTATAGTTGGATTTTTCAACAATTTTCTTTTTTGGTTGTGGTTGAGAAACTTGTTGTGTTGGTTGCTTTAATTCAGTTATTACTTCTTGAATCGCCATAGCAACTTCTTCTCTAACTATTTTTCTAATCACTGTTCTTATGTTTGTTTTCTTTTTCATATGACCTCCTAAGTGGTTTCTTCTGTTTGTCTAATGGACTCTACTTTTTGTCCATTATCCTCTATAAAATGATATTGACTAAAAAAAGCTGGTGATGATAATTTATTCTTTAATGTGGTTAACTTAGCCACCACATCAGGAGCCGCTGTGCCAGATATACCAGCTTGTACGCCTGTAACTTTAAATACTTCCAATATTTCAACCATCTCCTCCATTATTAATCTTAATTGCTCTCCAAGAACCAATGGTTCTTTTTGTTCTTGAGCTTGCTTCCCTAAATAAATATTAGAAGATTCAATACTTGTATAGTTTTTAGTATTAATTGTTAAATTATTTCCAGCTCCCATATCTAAATTTGAAAATGCGGATAAAGTTATTGTATCTTGTCTAGCGTTGAATACTAATCTATCACTGTTTAAAAATAATTGTCCAGCCAATATTGGGTTTTCATCATCATCATTACCATAAGTATAATTAAATTTTCCCTCAACACCACCATTT